TGCCAATGACTCCAGATAGCAGACAAATACCGACCCTTCCACCGGCGAAACCTGAGATTCCCGGCGTAATGGGTGACCAATCACAGCCCCTGCGAAACTCACAGCCAACGGTTTGTAGGTTTCCCATTTTCAAGAAAGGCGGCTCAATTGACGGCTGTGCTCGCAAAGGCAAAACCAAAGGTAAGATGGTTTAACTGTAACTGGAGAATGCTATGAAAGAATCCAAAGCAATGATGAAAAAAGAAGTGTCCTTTATGAAAAAGAAAGGCGCTCCCAAATCAATGATTAAGCACGAAGAAAAAGAAATGAAGTCCGAGAGCAAAAAGAAGTATGCTAAGGGCGGCGCAATTGATGGTTGTGCAAAGAAAGGCAAGACCAAAGGTAAAATGGTTACTATGTAATGACGACTTCCGGCACCGCAACATTTGACATGGATTTCACCGAGATCGCGGAAGAGGCGTGGGAACGCGCTGGCCGTGAAATGCGATCCGGTTATGATTTGCGGACAGCCCGAAGGTCAATGAACTTGCTAACCATTGAGTTTCAAAATCGCGGCATCAACATGTGGACGATTGACTCAGGCACCATTAACCTGATTCAGGGGGTCAACGAGTACGACATTCCGGCGGACACCATAGATTTGCTAGACCACGGTATTCGCACCGGTGCTGGCAGCGTTTCCACCCAGTCAGACTTAACGATCAGTCGTATAAGCGAATCCACCTATTCCAGTATCCCCAACAAGCTGACACCGGGTCGCCCACTCCAAGTGTGGGTACGCCGCTTGAGAGACGCGCCTAAAATCGTGATATGGCCTACTCCAGACAAGGGTACGGAACTCGCACCGTTTTACCAGTTCATTTATTGGAGAATGCGTCGAATCCAAGACGCCGGTAGCGGTAGTGAGACCCCTGACGTTAACTTCCGATTCTACCCCGCCCTTGTCTCAGGGTTAGCGTTCATGATTGCCACTAATGTACCTGAGCTGATGCCCCGCGTAATGATGCTCAAGGAGCAGTTTGAAGAACAGTTCCGATTGGCTGCAGAAGAGGATCGGGAAAAAGCCCCACTTCGATTTGTTCCTCGCTACTTCGGCACGAGGTAAGAGGTGAGTAACCGGTTTGCTTCTGGTAAAAAAGCAATTGCGGAGTGTGATGTTTGTGGGTTTCGCTACAAACTTCGGCAGCTGAAGAACGTGATTGTGAAGGGGCGAGATACCAATGTGAAAGCTTGCTCGACCTGCTGGGACCCAGATCATCCTCAGTTACACTTGGGGGAGTTTCCAGTAAGCGATCCGCAAGCTATCCAGAACCCGAGACCAGACTTCACCGGATACCCGCAGAGTCGGGCACTGATACTACCTTCTCCAACGACATCTGCGAGTGGCGCAGTTGGTTGGGTAGAAATTGTAATATCTTAGGAGATTTTATGAAAAAGCAGATGAAAGAAGTGGCAAAGACTGAAGTTAAAAAACACGAAAAAGCCATGCACAATATGAAAAAAGGCGGCGGTGTTAAAATCCGTGGCACCGGTGCAGCAAACAAGGGAACCAAGGCCCGTGGGCCAATGGCATAAACCATGAACTACACTGAGCTCAAAGCGAACATACAGGAAATCTGTGAAAACACTTTCACCGATGACCAGTTGGCAATGTTCACCAAGCAAGCGGAGCAGAAGATATTTGCCACCGTCGAGCTTCCTGCGCTTAGAAAAAATCAAACAGGCACGGCGACGGCCAGCAATCCTTATTTGACGATGCCCAGTAACATCCTGTACGTGTATTCGTTGGCTGTCATTAGCGCGTCGAGCTACACCTACTTGTTGAATAAGGATGTGAACTTCGTCAGGGAAGCTTACCCCGTACAAGCTACCACGGGCGTACCTAAGCACTATGCGATCTTTGACCAGAGTACGTTTCTGTTAGGACCGACGCCCAGTTCAAATTTCAGTATAGAGATTCATTACGCTGAGTACCCTGAGTCCATTGTGACAGCTGGGACATCGTGGCTTGGCTCAGAGTTTGACTCAGCATTGCTCAACGGTGCGCTGGTTGAAGCTGCCCGATTCATGAAGGGTGAGGCTGACATCATTTCAAATTACGAGAATATGTACGTGCAGGCCATGACCTTACTTAAAAATCTGGGAGATGGTAAACTGCGGCAAGATATGTATCGTGATGGTCAGGTCAAGGTCAAGGTGGCGTAATGTTTAGCACAAACGGTGGGGCATCGCTGGGAATAATCACAACGAACAGTGTTTCAGGTCGTGGGTTTACCCCGGAAGAAGTGGCAGAGCAGGCATTGAGTAAGATAATTCATGTTGGAAGCAAAGCGCATCCTCTCATCCGTGAGCAAGCGGAAGCCTATAAAAATGAAATCCGCGAGGTACTTGTAGCGACTATGCGACAAGCTGTTAGGTCCCATAACACCACGTTGTCAAACCGTTTCCGTGCAGCCGGGCACCCGGAACTTATAAAACTTTTGGAGAATTGAAATGGCCATCACCATCACAACCGCAATGCCCACCAGCTTTAAAGTAGAAGTGCTCAAAGCTGTTCACAACTTTACCGTCACCACAGGTAACGTGTTTAAGATCGCACTCTTGAAAGCTACCGCTGCCGGTTCCGGCACTTATGGTGCTGCCACCACAAGTTATACCAACCTGACCACAGATGAGCTTGCGTCAGGTAGCGGGTACACTACGGCAGGTAACACCCTGACATCCGTGACCCCCATCAGTTCTGGCACTACAGCTATTTGCGACTTCGCGGATACTACTTGGAGTGCTGCAACGTTCACCACCTGCGGCGCGTTGATATACAATGACACTGCAGCTGGCGACCCGGCGTGTGCAGTACTTAGTTTTGGCGGAGATCAAACCGTCAGTTCAGGCGACTTTCAGATCGTGTTTCCAGCAGCAGCTTCCTCTACCGCGATTATTCGCATCGCGTAATACACGTCACATGGTTTAACGGAGGTATCGGGTTGTGGCGCTGACAATAAGTAACGTCACAACCGCAAACAGCACCACAACCAGTACTACCTTAGTTACAGGGGCCAGTGTTACGGCTTCGGTGGGTGACTGGTTGTACGCTGCGTGCTCAGCAGATAATGCTGGTGGTGGCGGTGCTGTTTCCATATCTGGAATTTCCGACAGCGCGGGCAATACGTGGGTTCTACGTAACGCGTACATCAACTACGACCCCGGTGCGGTCAACGCAGGTATCACCCTTGGGGTGTGGACTTGTGCGGTCACTAACGCAATCTCCTCAGGTACCATAACGGTATCGTTTTCGGCATCAACGCCATCCAAAGCCCTAGTTGTCCAACGCGTCCAGCCCGGCGCTGGGGAAGTTATCAGTTTTGTCTCCGCAGGGGCAGGTGCTACCGGCTCAGCCACTACACAGTCAGCCGGGGCCATTTCGGTCACCATCAATGACGTAATCTTTGGAGCAACTGCAACTGCAGACACCGTTGCTGCTACGGCTGACGCCGACACTGTGTCGGGAAATTGGTCTACCGCGTACACTGCTTCGGCCAGCACTGGCACAATCGCAAGCAGCGCCTCAATAACCACACAGAACAAAAAGGTAACGGCTACCGCAAGTCAAACCTACAACACCACCACGGCAGCAGCTCGTGGCTTCGCCATCAATCGGCTTATTCTAAAGGCAACTCAGACCACCGCTCCCACCGGCGTTGCGGGCACGGGTTCAGTCGGCACAGTGACCGTTGCCGTTGTAGTAAATGCCACGGTCACCCCCACTGGCGTTGAGGGCACAGGTTCAGTCGGCACAGTTACATTCGTTGTAAGCGAGGCGTTGACTCCCACCGGTGTTGAAGGAACAGGTGATGTAGGCACGGTGACCGTTGCCGTTGTAGTAAATGCCACGGTCACCCCCACTGGCGTTGAGGGCACAGGCTCAGTCGGCACAGTTACATTCGTTGTAAGCGAGGCGCTCACCCCCACCGGTGTTGCGGGAACGGGCGATATTGGCACCGTTACTTTTGTTGTAAGCGAGGCGATCACCCCCACCGGTGTTGCGGGAACGGGCGATGTTGGCACAATCGTCGTGGCGGTAAGTGACACCATCACTCCCACCGGTATTGAGGGCACAGGTTCGATCGGCACCGTCAGTCTAGTAGTAGCTGACGCAGTAACCCCAACAGGTGTAAGCGGGACAGGTTCAGCTGGCACAGTCAGTGTGGTTGTGACTGACACCGTGATTCCCACGGGAATCGAAGCTGTTGGTGACGTGGGCACTATTGCGGTCGCCATAAACGAGGCAATAACCCTTACTGGAGTAGTTGGAACTGGCGAGATTGGTACTTTAGTATTTACCAATAACGTTTCGGTGTCCGTCACTGGCGTTTCCGCAACCGGTCAGGTAGACAACGTTGCGCTGTCGATAAATATCAACATTTCACCAACTGGTGTTTTTGGGACAGGTGACATAGGCGCAGTTTACATAAATGAACCTAAATCAGTCACGGGGGTGGAAGGCACCGGTGCAATAGGGCAGATTGCCACGAAGATAAACGGTTCGGTGCAGCCCATCGGGGTTGCCGGATATGGTCAAGTTAACAACATCGCAATCAGGGGGTGGACCAACGTTCCTGACACGCAAGTGGCTGACTGGGCAAACATTAGTGACGGGCAAAGCCCCAATTGGCAAGATTTTGATGTTACGCAAGACCCAACTTGTAGTAGTATACCCATATCACCAAGCCAACCGTGGGTCAATGTTATTGATGGCCAACCTCAAACATGGGTAGATATTGACGTAGCGGCGTAGGAGCTGACAAATGGCAAGTTATGGAAACGATCTTCGTCTTAAAGAAATCACAACCGGAGACGAGACCGGTACGTGGGGTACAAGCACCAACGCCAACTTGGTGTTGATTGCCGATGCGTTCGGTTATGGTACCAAGCAGCTATCCGCTGACGCCGATCAAACGTTCACCATGCCAGACGCCACTGCAGACGCCACTCGTGCCCTTTACTTAAAATTCACCTCTGCGGTGTCACTCACGGCCACTCGAACCGTGACTCTTGGGCCAAACACCATATCCAAAGTGTGGCTGATTGAAAACGCCACAAGTGGGTCGCAGTCAATTATCATCAAACAAGGCTCAGGTGCAACGGTTACTGTAGCATCAGGAACCAAAGTATTTCTGTACTCAGATGGCGCGGGCGCTGGTGCTGCAGTAGTTAACGCTAATCCTACCAGCGCAACAGCGGGAACTGTAACTTCGGTAGATGTCTCCGGTGGCACCACGGGGCTAACCACATCAGGTGGCGCGATCACTGGGTCCGGCACCATTACTCTTGGCGGCACTCTTGCTGCAAGCAACGGTGGTACAGGCTTGACTGCATTAGGTGCTGGGGTTGCTACGTTTCTGGGAACCCCGTCTTCCGCCAACCTTGCTGCAGCGGTAACTGGCGAAACTGGCACCGGAGCCCTCGTGTTTGGTACTGGTGCAGCCTTATCGGGCCCGACGTTTAATGACGGTTATACAGAAGAGGTTTTTGCGGTATCGGGTTCAACCCCTGCGCTTTCCCCGACCGACGGTTCTATTCAAACATGGACACTTTCAGCAAGTTCAACCCCCACTGCGGGTACTTGGGCGGCGGGGCAGTCTCTTACGCTAATGATTGACGATGGCACGGCTTACACTATAACGTGGACTTCGTTGAGTGTGATTTGGGAAACGAACGCAGGGGTGGCTCCAACACTGGCTCTTACCGGGTACACGGTAGTTCAGCTGTGGAAGGTCGGAACGCAAATTTACGGCGCTCGCGTAGGTGACGCATAATGTTGGCGGATAAACTTAGAGCGGCTACATCAGCGTTGGCGGTGCCCAAGGTTCTTGCGATTGCATCTGACGGATACCCCTACGTTTCGGTATACTCATGGGGAGCTACTGGTTTTCGTGGCACATTTAGCAATCCTACGACGCTACCACCAGCTCAAGCAGAATCCGTGGCTTTTAATCGAACCGGATCAGCGATTGTGGTAGCTCACAACACGTCGCCTTACGTGAGTGCTTATCCTTGGAGCAGTGCTGGTTTTGGCACAAAGTACGCGGACCCGTCAACACTTCCCACGGGTAGTGGCATGGGTGTCAGCTTTACATCTGACGGCTCAACGATTGCTGTTGCGAACCAAACAACACCTTACATTTCAGCCTACCCGTGGAGTGCCGGATTCGGCACCAAATATGCAAACCCTGCAACCCTTCCAACAGGGAACGGAAACAGCGTTGCGTTTAACGCAACTGGGACCATGATTGCGGTTGCACACGACACCACACCCTATATTTCAGTCTACCCTTGGAGTGCTGGGTTCGGTACCAAATATGCGGACCCTGCAACCCTTCCAACAGGGAACGGAAACAGCGTTGCGTTCAGTCCGGACGGAACATCAATAGCCATTGCTCACCGCATTTCACCACGAGTCAGCGCCTACCCTTGGAGTGCTGGGTTCGGAACAAAATATGCGAATCCTGCGACGCTTCCAACAAATGACGGAAATAGCGTCACGTTCAGTCCGGACGGTACCACAGTAGCAGTTGCGCACGCCAATTCGCCAAGAGTTAGTGTTTATCCTTGGAGCGCGGGATTCGGCACTAAATACGCAAACCCGGGAACGCCTCTCTCCGGAAACGGGACTGATGTTGCGTTTAGTTCGGACGGTGCTCAAATTGCGGTGACTACGGAATCAACACCTTGGATAAACGTTTATCCATGGAGCGCAGGGTTTGGAACAAAATACGCTGATCCGATAGCAACGGTAAAACA